TGTTTCTTGGACGCACTCTTTTAGCCCAAGATCTACCAAGCTGAGATTCTAACTGGAAGACTCCCTTAGTGTAGCCTTCGCAGATTAAATCCCAAGTCTTTTTGTCGTTGAAGTTATCAATATTAAACGTAGAAATCGCCATTTGCAAATGCTTTCTCGAACTTAGTCTTTTGTGAAATGTTACGCTGAAACTTCAAGAACTTAATCAAAATGTTAGCAGTGTCTTTAACGTCCTGTAATGCGTCGTGAGCGTTTTCTTTGCTCTCTTCTGGAAAACCCATGTACTCTCTAAGAAAGTCCATGCTCAGGCTTTTGAAGTCCTTGTTGTTTTCTGTCCAAGAGAATACCATATCCATGACATCTAATTTAAAAATTGGATTGAATACAGTCTGTCTTCCTCTAGAGTCAGTTGTACCGTGCATATCACACATTCTTTGGACGATTGGCAAGTCGAAGCCGATTATGTTGTAGCCAGCTGCGATTGGAGCCGTGTAAGAAGTGCCCCTAAAGTTATACTTGTTGCAAAAATCCTCAAACTTTTTCCAGACACTTTTTGGCGATGGCGCTTTTGCTAGATCCTTGCGATTCTTGCCAGTGATTTGAAGGGCTTCGTCTTCTAAAGGATCAAGGCCCATCTCTATAGCTTTATGGTCATCAAGAATAGGTCTGATCTCGCTATTGAATACACCGCCGGGCTGTGGCGTTAACCGTCTACCATGAAGTGCTATTGCCGCAATCTGTGTCGGCTGTGTTTTATGTGGATTTCTAGACCCTGTTTCAAAGTCAAAAACAATAATATCTCTATAATTCATTACGATTTCCTCTTTAATTCTAAGAACATGCTAACTGCTTCGTCAATGTTCTTATAGATTTTACTAAACTTAAGTTTTCTAGAATGCACTTGATATGTGCGAGACATTCCGTTTCTTGACGGCACATAGTTGCCTAAGTTGCATAAACTAATGTCTTTGTACTCGACTGCACAACCAGAAAAGACAACTGATTTGTAATCCCTTTTAATATCCATTATTCTTTTATCTCCATTATTTTACTTAGTAGGTCAATACCAAGTATATCGAATTTAACATGTCCCTGCTCTTCAAGATCTCCCATCTCAAAACCAGCGACGAGGTTGTTATTTTTGTCCTGCACCATTGGGCACACTTCATTTAATTTGTTTGATGATATAATCACTCCAGCGGCATGTTTGCCTTGAGATTTTATAGTGCCCTCAATATCCATAGCCTGCTGGAATACGGAAGATAGTGGCCCAATTAGGTCGTCTTCACTGTTGATCTTGCACCACCTATCTAAAATTTCAGGCTGATAAAGAAGAGTCCACTTAATTAATGACTTCTCTCCGCTCTGCTGTAAAAGGTCAGATACATCTGCTTCGTTAGGTATGTTTTTAGTCAACTCATTCATCTCAGAAAAAGAAACATTACTGTTGATTCTCATAACTTCTTTGAGTGCTGCTCTCCCCTGTAGCTTGTTAAAGGTGATCATCTGTGATACGTTGTCTTCGCCGTATTTTTTCTTGATGTAACCAATAACTTCGTCACGCTTTTCGGCTGGTACATCTAAATCAATATCAGGTAAAGATACATGGTCTTCAGTGTTACGTCCAGCATTATAAAATCTTTCAAAAATCAGGTCGTACTCAATGGGATCAATCTCTGTAATGCCAATCAAGTAAGAGATTAAACATCCCGCAGCAGAACCCCTTCCCGGCCCCGGCAACCAACCTTGCTCTCTAACGAAATTGACAATATCTTGCACAATTAAAAAGTAACCAGAAAGACTGGCAGCGAAGATCACATCCATCTCATTCTTAATTCTATCGAGGTATTCTTTTTTAGTATCCTCATTATCTACCTTACCCGTCTCAGCCAACAATATGCGCCAACCATCTCTACATAACTGTTTGAGATATTCGTCTTCAGTATATCCGTCAGGACAATCAAACTCAGGCAACATCGGTTGTCCAAGGATGTCATACTCTTCGCACTGATCAGCTATTTGGTTGCTCATATCTATCTGCTCATCCGTATACTTAGAGATCGCTTCCTCTTTAGAGGGCAAATAAAATTTATCCGAGGAAAAGAACGGCTTCAAGTGTTTAAATGAATCTAGCTTGGCTTTGACTCTTGACATTGTGGTTTTCATTCCAGAGCAGAGCAATATCCTGTGGACTTCTGCCTCTTCAGGCTCAACATAGTAGCTAGAGTACTGTTTAAGGCCGTCTATGCAGATAAGGTTCTTATCAAGAGAGGCCTGTGTTAGCTTATATACTACATCGTCTTCATACATATTCTTCTTAGATACAAGGTCAATCAGCGCGTACCAACCAGCTTTATTTTTGGCGAGCACAGTTTTCTTTTTGCCGTTATCAAACTCTAGAGTGCATCCCATAATAGGCTTGATATCGTTTTTCTTACACTCTTTATAGAATGTGACAGCACCTGAAATCGTATTGATGTCAGTGATTGCGCACGATTTGTATCCAAACTCTTTGCACTTCTTTGCTAGCTTGTCTGGCTTTGAGAAGCCTCGCTGTAGACTGAAGTGAGTTTTTATATTTAAAGGAGTCCAACTCATTTAAGTAATCCTAATTAGTCTTTTTCTGTCTAAACTTTTTTAAATCTGAGATTGCAACATTGTAACAGTCAGCTCTAACAACGAACCCGTTGGAAGGGTCTATCTGGCCCTTAGTTAGCTTCTTTGCCTTGTCAAAATATTCATCGTGTTCCAACCATCCTAAAACCCAAGCTCTGCCCCATCGCTTGTTCTTATTTTCAATTCTAACAAACGCATACCTGTCACACTTTTGTTTTGTGTTAAAGTTAGCAACTGAGCATTCATAGAATGGCTTAGGTGCTGAGGTACATCTTTTAGTCTTAACGTCGTATTTAATGCCTGATTTAGAAACTAGGTCATAATCGTATGTGTTATTAATTGTACCATCAATAACTACGTTTGCAACTTCTTCCCCTAAAAAACCAGCTATATTTCCGTCGCCCTTCATGATCGAGTTACGTATAACTCCCATTTCTCTAGACTTTGCCCATGCGCGTTTCTTCATTTCTTCTGTAATTTCAATTTCTATCATTATCCCGGTGCCTCATAATATCCTATGTTAAAACCTTCTTTTGTGCATTCCTGTATAGTGTCCAGCATCCCAAACTGTTCTAAATGATTACTTACGTGTCTACACATATTCTCATTAGTTCCGGGCCAATCTTTCTTACAGAAGTCGCAGAGCTTTTGGCATTTCCAGTGTGCTTGATTCCTAGACAACATTCTTGGTCTAGTTGTCTTTTTGATCTCTTCAAATCTATCCTTTAGCATACCTAAAAACTTTTGTCTGTCACTCTCTTCAAAACAGATGCTGAACGGGCCACCATCTCTAATGAAATATATCGACATAATTGCGTCTTCGTATTGAGGGAAAAGCTTAGAAATTGCATAATGATACAACATTAACTGTGGATCTTTACATAGTTTTTCGTAAGTCTTCTCTTCTCCTGTAGCCCAGTTAAGTCGGCGCCCTGTTTTCCAGTCAATGACTTCAATGACTCCATCATCGATTTCGGTAACTAAGTCAATAGTGCCTTTGATAGCAAGTCGCCCCTCGACTTTGGTTCCGTCTGGCATATCATATTCATATTTGGCCCAGTCCTCCTCGATAGCGATGTCGAACTGAGGTTCAGCTTCTACAATATTGCGCTTTCTAGGATCAAAGTTTCCATCATCATAAGTCAGGGCTTCCCATGTCGTCTTATCACAGAACTTATAGTCTGCGTTAGTATAATGGTGAGAACATGGTATAGTATAATGGTCGTAGCTACGCTTAAGAATTTCGTTTACAAATTTCTTTGTTCCGAGTTTACGTTTAGTGAACTCGACCTCTCCGATAGCGTCATCCTTAAGCAATAGCTCGGCCTTATCCTGATGTAGTTTTTTACAGCCAGCAAGAACTTCCATAACCTTATGGACAACTGTTCCTAGCTGAGCCTTTTTGCCTGATACAGTTTGATGGCCTAGAACATAAGTCATAAAATACTGCATTTGGCAATAGTCAAAGTTATTATAACTAGAACTACGTATATAGGTAACTAACATATTTATTCCTTGATTTTCTTAATACCACCAACAAGCTGAGGTTTGTCCTCAAGCTGTTCTGGCACTACGGGCTGTATTACATCTCCCAGCCAACCCCATGCTTCTAATAGAGAGATAACTTCTTTATTCGTGTCAATAAGACTAAGGTCTTTGTTATCAATTATAGCGTCATATTTTATATTACTTACTTCCATTTCGCTGGAATGTGAGTCGTCTGCATCGTCTCCTCTTGTTAGGCGTATAACCCTACCGCCAGCTCTTTGAACTGCTTCAGCCTCATTAGGAAATCTACAGTCTGAAATAACAGCAAACAGAGATTCTTCCTCTCTAATATTTCGTAGCGTTCTATCAGTCCAAATGTCTGGGTGGATTTTGCGGCAAATATCCGTGCCAAAGTGCTGTAGGAATTCTCTAGCGGTCATTCTACCCTCGTTTTCCCCTTCGTAGCCGGGCATATCTTCCCATCTGATCCAAGTCAAACTATTCTTATCTAGGTCAGTGCCATAACATTGAGGTTTTGTTAAACCAAAAAGCCCAGTGGCAATTTCTTTAAGAGAAGAAGCGAAGGAGTAGTGCTTGATGAATGGCCACATATTTTGCGCCGCCCACATACCGAACTCAAGATCGGTGCGCGTAACATCGAGCGCTCCTTTGGTTGTTTTTTTCTCTCCATTTTCATCTACAGAAGCTGTATCTATAACAAGATGCCCATCTGTACTGAGATCAAATCCATCTACAATATTGTAGGATCTCATCTGGTATCCATGCAGGAATGAACAACACGAATTCTTACCCGATTGTTTCTTGCCTGCAAACGCCAAAATCCTAGTCATACTAATACTCCTTCTAACTGTTCAAGTATTTCATTATTTATTTGTTCTACTGTCATATCGCCAATATCTTTATGCGATATGGTTGGTCTGTAATAATTAAAGCGCCTGCCACATTTTTTCATTATCTGATCTGCGGCCCTATGCCCAGCTTCGTCATAATCTGTTAGCACAACCAAGTTTAGAGCGCCACTTTTTTCTAGTAATACGAGCTGATCGTCGCTCATATTCGCACCAAATATTCCAACGCAATTTTCTATTCCTGCCTCGTGCAGGCGCCATACGTCTCCCTGTCCCTCAACCACAAATGCGGTTCCTGTCTCTAATATTTTATCTTTTGATAAATTAAGGCCATACAGATAAGAGCTTTTTCTAAACCCTCTACTGTGCAGCCATTTTGGTTTCATGTTTTCGTAGACTGATCGGCCTATACATCCAATATAATTATAGCCTTCATCGTAGATTGGGACAACAACTCTATTGGACATTGGCTTATTTTTTTTGCTACAAAGTCCAACATCAAATTTTGTAAGAACTTCTTTGCTGTAGCCTCTGTTAATATAATAATTAGATGGTATATGTAGTTCCTGCAGGATTGTCTCTCTGTCTACAGCCGGTGTTGATCTCTCTGGGTCTCTGTGAAAAATTTCAAGTAGTTTTAAGTCGTTGTTTGAGTCTACGCTTTTTATTTGTCTTAGTTCAGAATCGCTAAGCCCCAGAAAGTCCATGCAAAACTTTACTGTTTCATATATGTTAGTCTCGCCGCCAGCTCTGTTAGACAAGACACCCTTGACAAAGCCAAACAAATTTCTACCATGATCTGATTCACAATGGTTTGTCCAGCAGTTCCAGTTACCCTTGACGCTATTACCGTCTAAGAAGATACAGCATCCCTCTGGGTTGTCTCCACCATGTATCGGACATGCAAACGCATATCTGTTGGGGTACTCAATAAAATCAATCTCAAAGTATTTCAATAACTCAGGGAGTTTTGAAAAGAGTTGATTAGAGATCTTCAATATTTGTTGGTTGCTCTCCATCTTCGGAAACAAAACCCTTATCTCTAACAGTAGAGTTTTTCCTTAGAGAGTTTCTAGTCTCTCCCTCTACCAATTTGCCAAACTTACCAAACATGTTCATATTTATGTAGTCTCCATCGTCCAGTCCTGCACCATGTCGAGCTACAATAGGAACTAACTTTCTGTTGCCATTATCTTCATCATCATCGGCAATTTCTTCATCTGACTTCATCTTAAATATAGAGAAGCTAGTACAGAGCCAGATTAACCTATCTGAACCAGAAACTACATCTGTTGATTCTTTTGTAATACCGTCCCTATTTAACTGTACGAAGCTTAAACAGGGGACATCATATTTAACACAGAAGTTGTGAAGCTGTGTTATTTGGAAACCCAATACTTGAAACTCTTGCATAGAATTCGAGATACTCGCAGAGTTCATTAACTTTAAGTAATCATATACTATTAGGCAGTCTTTGGTTCTGCCTGTTTCATCGAAACCAACCTCTTGATATATCCATTTACGCATGATACTTAAGATGTTCTCAAATGGCTGACCAGCAATGCTGACATAGTGGTAAGGTATCTCTTCTAGTTGCTTAGCTGCCATCTCAACCTTTTCAAGATTAAGCTCGTTGTCTGCAAACTTACCACTTGATATTGTATTTATTTCAACGCCACTTAGGTTAGCTAGCATCCTGTTGAGGTGATCCTCTTTTGACATTTCTGTATCTAATACAAGAACAGGGATGTCTAGATTTTTTGATACATGCATAGCAACAGCATCTCCAAACATCGACTTACCAACCTTTGGTCTGGCCGCAATTAAGTCAACGCACTTTCTACGTAATCCGCCTCCTATAGCCTCGTCGAAAGTAGGAAAGCCAGTACTAATCCCAAGCATGTCGCTTTTGTTTTCAGATAAAAACTCAACATAGTCAGACACTTCGCCACCAATAATCTCTGGTTTATTGTCCGACCTTTGATATATCTTAGCAGTTGCATCTAGTACAGGCGTTTCTATAATAGATATAATGTCATTAATATCTTCATCGCCGGTTATATTATCTATTCTGGTGGAGCATACGGCTAAAGTCTTCTTAACATCTCTGGCTATTTTTAGCTTTGCTAACTTTGCAGCATGAAACCCAACGTTTTCCTTATGTATCGGGAAGTTAAATAACGACCTCAGAAAACCAACCTCTTCTTGATTGTTGATGTTCTCATAAAAACCAAGCTGGTTAGCGGCAGAAAGAATTGATGACAACTCTACCTTGTTTACATCCTGTAGCGACTTCTTAACACACTGAAACAACATCTGGTTTGTTCCGTCTGTGAAGTGCTCTGATTCAAGATAGTCCGACTCCAATAAAGAATCAAGGCCATACTGACATAAGCCAGATAGCACAGCTCTCTCTGCGGCTAAGTCTTCTAGTTTCCGTTTATCTTTTTGATCTCGTACCATAGTAATCCAATATTAGCCATTGCATAAGAAAACCACATGAGTGCATGTGGGTAATCTTTTTGTTTAATACATGACCCGCAAACAACTATATACATAGCTGAAGAAACAGCTATCGCTGTCATGCCGAATGTCATTTACATACCTCTAAAAATATAAAAGCCCATACAGATGGCAGCGCTCATAAAAACGCCGAGTAAAAAGTCTTTCCATTCTAAGGTTATTGCTTTTTTCATTATCCAAAAAATCCTTTGATCTTAGTTAAGATGTCCCCACCTCCAAAGCCGCCTTTGAAGATTACTAGGTATGCTACTATAGCACCTGCGATGATAAAAAACAACCATTTTCTTTTGGCTGCAACCGCATAAGCTTTCTCTTTTACCGCACTGATCTTCTCAAGTCTGTAGTCTCTTTTACTTTCTTTCTTTTCTACTTTGTCTTCTTTCTTCTCTTCCTTGGCGTCACGTCTAACTTCCCCTCTTGTTCTAACGTCGGGCTCGTTAGTCGTATCTTCTGTCGCGACTTGGTCGCCATCTTTTGCTGCTGTTCGCTCAGCAATAATTTGTTGTAATCTATTTTTAAACATTATAGTTCCTTTAAAAAATTGAGATCTAACTCTACGTCTTTTCTGGCAAACCATTTGTGCCACTCAACATCCTTGTGTTGGTCTCCGTCTGGACTAGAGTTATAAAAGTTTTTGTATCCTAAAGACTCCATATAGTCATAATCTTTATAGTCTGGCACATCATGCATTTCAGTACAGATTACCTTGATGTTTGTTTTATCAAAGTCTATTCCTGATATTGCTTCATGCTCATAGCCCTCTAGGTCTATACATAAAAAGTCAATATCTGTAACTGAGTGTTCGTCAAAAATTGTTTGTAGCGTTTTGGCGACAACCGTTGCGGTTGTCTTGTCTATGATTTTTACACCAAAAACCTCGCCTGTGGGCGGGTGTGAGCAATTTGCAGTATAGCCCACACCAAAGGTATCAATAGTATCACCCTCATAATCTTTACCTATGATTGCACAGTGCTCATACCTAGTCTTAGGTCTATGGTGAAGATAACCATCAATATATTCCCGCTGGAAGTCTATAGCTATGCCTGACCAACCTGCTTCTTCTAGAGCAAAGGTGTTGCTTTGTTCTTTGTAATGGTTGCATCCGGCTTCTACAAAAATTCCCTTCGTTCCAATTATCTTAAGTGCAATTTGGTCTATGTTATCTTGTGCTGGCATTATCTTCTCTTGTTCTCCAAACATCTGTCACAAACATACCAGTCCCTACGATGTATGTCCGACACTTCTTTGGTCTCCCCGCATGTCTCACACTTTTGTTTGACTTTTCGTGGAGCGTTACGCCTCTGTGTTGGCGTAAAGTACGGCGTTTCGATGTCAGTGTGCTCTGTGCCGTCGTCCACAAAAGAGTTCTCACGAGAGCTAACCTCATTAACAGGAACCCTTCTCTGGGTTCCCGTTGTTTCTCTTTTAACTGTAAACTCATCGGCAGAAGCTCTCTCAACCGAAGAATCCCGCTTAACAACCTTTTCTTTTACAGGCTGGTCAGGTGTTTCGGAATCGTTTTTTTCGGTCAAGAGAGAATTTGCCATCTGAATTAACTCTTCGTCATTAAGGGCTATGCCCTTTCTGAGTAATGATTTTGCTGTTTCTATAATGCTCATTAGTAGCCTCGCCTTTTGCCAATATCATGTAGCACTGTTGCCATTTTTTTTATTGAGTCAATTTTTCCAGATATTCTATTGACTCTAGCCTCAGCACATAATTTTAATCTATTCAATTCAGACGCCATTGGGTTTTCTTTAATTGCAGAATAGTATCTCATTTCCCATTTAGCATACTGGCCACCATAGTTGTCCATTTTGTCTGCGACTATAAACCAAATACTGTCGCCGCAAAAGCTAACAATAGCCTTCTCCTTATTATGTAAGGACTGCAGGTATTCTGCATGTGAAAATAAAACAAAACTAAAAGAAAGCGCTTTTTGCTGGTCGATAGATCTTAACTCTTGAGCCGTTAGTCCCATTATTAAGTTAACTTCCTCGTTCGGTTTTGCTAAATCTACGTTTCTGTCTTCAATCCAGTCATCAACCTTTTGCAGAAATTCATTTGCTTTTTGTTCGTTAGTCAAATTTTCTTCTCCACTCTTCTACAGACTCATTGTAATTCAGTTCTATCAATGTAATTTGATTTAGTTTGCACCAAGCCCTTTTGTCGTTATCTCTTGCTTTAGCCTTAAAGAAAGCCATCTTGTCTTTATGAAAGAAGGAATTGAAAGTAAAGTGCTGTTCTCCATGTACTTCTACAATTAGATCTCTGTTAGGTATATATAGATCTGCATATAAGAGCGTCTTTCTGGAGCCTGTTTTTGTCCCCGGTAAAGTAACTTCTTCCAGTATTCTATCATACGGATAGACTTGTTTCAATAGAGATCTTGCCATTTTATGCAAAGATGATCTATTTTTTTCATGAACTGAAGCCTGACTTCTAGAAGGATTCCATTTCCAGATTTTGCCATCAAGACCAGATACGTCCATTAAAGCATGCCCTTTATTTCTTTTTCAAGTATACCAAAGACTTCCTCATTTGCAAGTAAAAAATTATACAGTCTCTCCTGCCCTTGAAACTTGACGGCTTTAAGCAAGGCTTCTGAGTCTTCTTCGTTAATCTCTGGTTTAATTTTTTTGACTACATCAGCATGTCCCAACATGAACTCACACGTTAACCAAGCGCCTGCTTTAGCTATGAGCCCAATATCTAAGGCCAACATGATGATCTCTTGAATCTTATCAACACCATGCCCATACTTAATCCAGCTTTGACACTCGGTTCCCGGAGAGCCCATTGATGAACATATAACCTTCCAGTTGACGGCCT